AATGTAGGTGCAACAATCCCTCAATCATCACCGCGACCCACAACGGCGAGACTTACGAGCAATGCTCAAAGTGCGGGAAGAAATTCAAGGAACCAACTATTAAGGAATCCTTAACAGTTGAACCCGAATGGCGAGAGCTTGGCCCTGACGAGGTGATCCAAGAGGAGGATCAGGTTCAGCCGAAGCATTATGAGCGTAATATGGGCTGGTGGGATGTCAGTTTTGCTGAAATTGGATCTACCCCAGCATTACACCAATGGGGAAGATTCCGCACCCGCCGCCCGTTGCCTGTGCAGGAGGCGAAACCCACCGACAACGAGATCGCAAGGCTCAAAGAGATGGTCATGGATGCCGCAAGGCGTGGCGACATGATGGCCGCTCATTGGAAAGAACGAGCAGAGAAAGCCGAGGCGATCATTAAACAACTTCACCACCTAGCAGAACTACTACCCGAAGCTACCACTCACAGCTAGTATGAACCAAGACTTTTTTAAAAAAGCACTAGACGCTTGCGTTGAGTACAGAAAACAACTCGCCGAGCAAACCAACGAGGTCGCAAGGCTCCGTGAGCTTCTGAACCGATCTATTCCTTGGATAGAGGCATACGATTGCGGAAATACCCCATGCACTTGCGATGGTTTGGAAGAACTAATTATAGATATAAAAGAAGAAATCCCAGAAGAACTAGCCAAACTCGCCCCCGCGCCAGAGGAACCAGTTATCCAAGATTCTCGAATAACTGAACCCAACCCAAGATGTGATGCGGGATTTCTTTCCGATTATCGGTGTGAAAATGTAGCCACTCTAAAGACAAATACAGGATATATATGCTGTGAACATCACGCTCCGATGGTAAATGGGAAATGGAGGGATGATGTGGTTCCTCTGTCAGAAAAAACTACCAAAGTTTCTGACAAAGAACCCGTTCCTGAATGGCGAGAGCTTGGCCCTGACGAGGTGATCCAAGAGGGAGATGAGTTCCAAGAGAAACAATACGACCCCATAAAAAACAAATGGTACACGATTAACGGCAACTCAATGGTTGGGAAAAAAGTATCGGATAGCGATTGGGGGAGATTCCGCACCCGCCGCCCGTTGCCAAAGCAGAAGGAGAAACCGCTGCATGTGATTGAACAATCACTTAAATGGATCGAAGGAGATGGCAAATACCCGCTAGACCAAGATGAAATGTTTGGTGAAGTGGTGAATTGCCTCCGCTACCTCCGAGACGAGATCCTGAAGCTGAAACAAAAATGACAACCCAAGAATTAATAGTAGCCGCCTGCTTAGGCATCTTCACGGGCATAGCAATAGACTGGATCAAGAACAGATAATGAAACCATTCATAGAACCAGATCCAGACGAAGATAACTTATGAGCCTCGACATCAATACACCAAGAGGGCAAGAGTCCGTACAGGAAGAAGCTCAAATGCTAACCATACTTGAGAATGCATATCCTCTTTCTCAATTCATCCACACACCAATCACATCAGCAGCTCTCATTGACGGCTTCATTATCAGAGATGGAGAACTAAAAGGATTATACGAATCAAAGTGCCGCCGAGAGTCAGTAGAGTCATTCAGATCAAACTATAACAACGAGTGGATGATCTCTCACCACAAAATCAACTCCGGCGCACAATTATCAAAATCACTATGCGTGCCTCTATGGGGATTCTTATACCTAGTTAACGATGCTCAAGTGATAGCCATTAAGATTACCGACGACTTAGGTAACTACGTCCATCCCATGCGTATTGAACGCCGTAAAACATCCAAGTGTTGCAACGGCGAAACCATGATAGACACCTGCTATTTCATTAACCTGAAATACGCTATTTATTTCAATTGATGCAAGTAGATGTCCATAGTTTAACGATTTACTCAAAGTGAGTGTCAAGACAATATCATTGCATAAGAGGTAACTGGTCATTAAAGACAAGGTGAACAACATCAATTTCTATAAGTAGAAAGCAAAAGCACACTAATGAAGGCTCTCAAAAACGCTAAACACGAACGCTTCGCACGACTCATCATCCAAGGAGTCAACCAGACAGACGCATTTCGCAAGTGCTACCCTGAACAGACAGAGAATTCCATACGGGTACACGCGAGTGAGCTGATGAGGAGGCCGGAGGTCATGGCTAGAATCGCGGAGATGCGGGAGCTAATTGACTCCCAGTTCGCAATGGATGCCGGAAGGCGTAGGGATCTGGTACGCCGGATGGGTGAGGGAGAGATCCCGACAAAGGTCATTAAGAAGGCTGATGGCAAGCTGGAGGCTGTCTTTGATCGTATCGCAGCTTTAACGCTGGACGCACGCCTAGCCGGAGACTTTGCGCCAGAGCAGCTACAGGTCAGCGCAGGCCCGACCCTGAAGCTGGAGTTTAATATGGTGGGACGGAACTCTAAGCCTAACGCCGCGCTGGAGGCAGAGTGGGAACGCATTGACCCTGAGCGGAAGCAGCTACCTGCGCCGCCAGATGGTCAGCAGGATGACTTCAGCCAATACCTAGAAGCCGAGATCCGGCCTGAAAAGGTAGTCACCTTGGACAGCTTGAAGGAAATCATCGATGAACAAGACTAATGAATTACCAATATTCAATCCAAGAAGTTGAAGCGGCAAAACCATGTAAATATTGTGCCGTAGAATCGTATGAAGTTCTTTCAGATGGAGTATTAGAGAAAGTTAATTGCTCAATTGGTTATTTTATTGGAAGGTTTCAAGCTGAACAGGCTATTAGCGATTACAAGAAACTAAGGGAATATGAAATGAAGTAACAGGAATGAGTAATATGCTCCAGTTTGATCGACCGATACCATTGAAGACACCTATGGGTGACGGCATGGCTATCTATGTTACCAACTCAGGGACATTCGCCAATGATGTCTGGGCAGTAGCATTGCATGATGGTCGTGTCCGGCACTTCAGGAGCGATCAGATTTCTATGGAGAAGAATTCAACATTTGATATAAATTTGGGAGGTAAGTCGTGAGTGCCATGGGAGCGCATTGTTCATAGGCGCACGATCTTCAGGTAATGAGCAGCCTGATCCCGAACCACGAAGCTCAGTAGCGTAGTCCATCGCCTGCGAGTCTATCGCGATCAGCTTGGTAACTTTGTGTACCCTCGCGGTAGGTTCTCGGGTGCGCCGATCTTCAGGGCTTAACGCTTAGACTTCGCTGGCTTGGCCTGCGCCTTTGCGTGCGCCCTACCATAGATCGTCTTCGACTGAATTGACTCCGGCAGGCTTTGTACAAAGATCTTTAATCGCATCGCATAGTCTGGAGTCATTAACTTAATTAGGTGAGAGAACTCCTCTCCGGCTGCTGCCAGCTTGGTAGCCTCAACGTAGGTATGACTTTGGAGCTGATCGTATTGGTTATACATGGTTGCAATTGATTATCAGATTAGTTAACGATTACCAGCTATGAATGAATCCGGCTATAGAATCACGCCACCATTAAGTCAGAAAATTTTCCATCAGCACGCCTTGAACATCCGAGAGGCGGCAGATCGCGATGAGGAGAAGGGCATCCTGTACGCTGCCGAGTACATTCTCAAGACGATCACGATCAACAATCAGATCCAGATCTCTGAGCTGAATGTACCGATAGCTGAATCAATCGTCCGGCAGTATGTCCAGCACCTGCTAGACAATAATCAGTTTGAGGCCGGAGCCACCGTCCTCTGGGGTAGTGCGGTCTACGACTGGAGGCCGAGGTTTGGAAGAGACACATGGAGATGCTTATTTGAGCATGACCAGTTAATGGTTATGGGAGCTGGAGCCTGCGGCAAATCGTTTTCTGGCGGTGCATGGTTCTACTTGGATTGGTGGAGAGATCCGGCGTACACCAGCATCAAAGTCATATCGCTCACCCGTGAACACGCTGAGAGGAATATCTTCGCCAACATTAAGACATTCCATCGTACCGCTCTGGTGCGTCCGCTGACAGATCAGACAGACAAAGCGACTAGCATTCAGGTGAATAGCGACAGCAAGAACGGAATCCAGCTTGTGGCTATACCAAAGGGAGAATCTGGACATGGTACACTCCGAGGCTATCACCCGACACCTCGATATGGTCAGGAGCATCATTTGTGGGGAAGGCTATCGCGTACCCATGTCGTGTTGGACGAGGCCGAGGAGATCCCGTCTGGAGTCTGGGAGGGTATCAACAACATCTTGTCTACTTCCGATAGCAAGCAATATGCCGGACACATCAAGATCTTTGGAGCAAGTAACCCGAAAGATCGGACGAGCGCATTCGGTCAGCGGTGTGAGCCTGTAGACGGCTGGGGATCGATTGACTGCGAGGATGACTTTGAGTGGGAGTCGCGGGAAGGCTATCACGTTTTGCGGCTAGATGCGGCAAGATGCGAGAACGTGATTGAAAAACGTATCGTGTACGCCGGATTGCAGACCTATCAGGGATTCATGGGTTACATGGGAAGAGGCCGGACAGCGGAGGCGATGACCATGGCTCGCGGGTGGTTCCCAGAAGAAGGTCAGGCGATGGGGATTATCACTCCGGCGATGATGGACAACGCCATAGGGACGGTGCGTTTTATCGGGCCTGTAGTGCCGCTGGCAGCGTTTGACTTAGCTTTGGAGGGTAACGATCAGGTTATGTGTTCCTACGGGCGTTTTGGCCTGTGTGATGGGTGGACACCGCAGAGCGGTCATTTCATCAGCTTCAAGGCTCCCAGAGTTGTGCTACAGCTCGACTCCCAGATTCCATTCCCTAAGAAGGCTACGCTGGAGCAGACGCAGGCGATCATCAACTTTGCCAAGGTCATGAAGATTGGAGCCAACTGGCTATGCGTGGATCGTACAGGAAACGGCGCAGGTATCCACGATAGCTTGTGTTCGTTGTTTGGTCGTGAGGTCATGGGAGTGAACTACTCATGGGCTGCAAGTGAGACGCACATCCTTGGTGACGATTCACAGCGTGCCAACGAGCTATATAATGGCGTTGTGACTGAGCTGATCTTCGGACTGGCAAAGTATCTTGAGTTTGAGTACCTGAAGATTTCTCCATCGTTCAGGAACGAGGAGCTGGTGCGGCAGGCTACCGCTCGCCGCTACAAGCAGAAAGGCAAGGGAATGGTGCGTGTGGAGAGCAAGGGTGAGTACTGCAAGCGTACTAGGAGCAAGTCGCCGGATGAGCTGGATTCCCTGTCCATGCTAGTCTATTTGATGCGGCAGCGCGGTGGTGCTATTGCGACGATGAACGAAGTCAAGCCGGAACCTACGCATAATCGTAGGGAGATCCAGAGCCTCGTTGACAAGATGGAGTTTATGGACTTTTCTGAAAGCTAGGCATCTGAAGTTCAACCGAAAGGTGGGGAAAAGGATGATGCCCATCGTTCTTTACATTACGGAGTGGCGCAATTGGTAGCGCAGCAGAATTTGGATCTGCTGGTTGTAGGTTCGATCCCTACCTCCGTAGCCAATCAAATTGACATTTGATAGCTAATAAGGTTTATGTATTATCAAATGAGCTATACCTATCCATTTTCAGCAACGCTACCGTTTGGGTATTCTATTAACTTTCTTAAAGCTGCAAACTTTCAAAACTTAAATGGAACTACAGCTAATGTTACTATTGCTGGTGGAGTAGATGATGATGTTTCATTTGTAGGGCCAGATGGCCCAGCATATCAGCCGGATCAGTTTCCTTCACCAGAATCACCAGCTTTTCCTGATAACCCTGTAGGAAGAAGGAATGGAGCACATGATTTTACCTACACAACACAAATTCCATCAGAAAGCACTCAATCACTATGGGTAGCAAATAATGGAATAACAAGTTTTACAAATGGAACAGTAACTTCTGATTTACCATTACAAGAATTAAAAAGTATTTCAGTTACTACAGATTCTCCACAAAAATATACAGGTAGTGGAATTAATTTTGTTACTTCAGTAAACACCACACCAATAGGTTTGCCATATACAATAAAATACAATGGTTCTACTGATCTTCCAGTTAATGTAAATACCTATCATGTTGTTGTTTCTTTAGATGATTATCCAGATGTTACCGCATCAGTAGATGTCCATATTACTAAATCAGATGCTAGTGTAGAAATCAGTATAGACATCCCAGATAGGTATTATTTTAACAACAAGCAAGTAACTCCTATTGTAACGACAAGTCCGGCAGGTTTATCTTATCAAGTTAAATACAATAGTAGCGCGACACCAATCCACCAGATTGGAAACTATGTTGTGACTGCAACAATAACAGATCCTAATTATTCAACTACGGCATCTGTTAGTAAGAATGTGGTTGTCTATACTGACTGCACGAATGGGATCTATGCTTACTACACGATGGACGAGACATCCGGCAGCAGGAAGGACATTACTAGAGTTTTTAATCTTACCGAGTTTAATGGGCCTATTGCATCAGGCGAAGGCATAATTAACAACGCAGCAGTCTTTTCCAATCCAGCAAACCATCCATATCAAGGGCTAATATTCAACAACTTCCCAACACTAAAGCAGTTTAGTATCTGTTTTTGGATAAAAATGTCAACAGATGTTGCATCAATCATTTTTACTAGAGAAGCACACATTGGATGGAATTACTCGTTTTTTTATGGATCAGGATTATTTGCATTCTTATTTGAAAATTATGAAGGCTCTAGTGATATTTATATTGATCGTTTAACTAACCCAACTGATTGGCATTTTGTATGTGGTGTTTATGATGCTTATGAAGATAGAAAAGTAAGGTTTTATGTTGATGGTCAGAGAGCCATAAAAGACATATCTACTGCAATTGTGGATTCTGGTCGCAAGACGCTTTCCATTGGTAAGTCTGACACATTAGAGAAGGCATTCTCTGGGTCAATCGATGAGGTTGGAATTTTTCAGCGTGCATTGAGCGATCAGGAGGTCATGGATATATTCCAGAACAAGAAGCGTCCGGCATACGGATGTCAGCCTCCTGTGCCTCCTCCGGCTCCGCCATCGCCTCCCTATGTTCCACCTACCAACCCTCCAGACGATCAGCCCATTTGCCCTTGGTTCTATATGCAACCATCTCCATACATTGAAGGAATATCAAGGAACGCATACCGCATCTGCGCTGGCACTAGGCAGGCTCTATACGCCGCTGTAGCTGAGTTTCGCGTCAACAAGCTGCTGATCCCTGCCGGATACGTCCAAACCGATGTGGACTCGTTTTTGTGGGCGCAGAACCTTAATGGCACGAACATACCTATCAGCGGGTGGAATTATTGCCAAGGAAACGTCAGGATAACTGGCGTTGACCTTGAGGACTTGTATCGCGCTGTTGCGGCCTACAGGCAGGATAATGGAATCGATGTTGGAAACTGGATATACGATGTTGATACTTACCTTGCTGGGCTTGTCGATGCTGTTGGCAATCAGGTTCGCGTGAGAGGATGTGGATGCTTATAAATCGTCATTGATTACGAGTTAACGCACCTTTAATGGGTATTGTCGTCATTTTTGGCGACTACGCACCAGATGAGGGTTTTATACCTAATTATACACCTGTATATCACTTATCGGGTATAATCTCAATTGAAGGACATGGATGTATTCTTTACCAGCCGCACCAGCAGTAAAGAAATACAAAAGAGTAAAGCAAATTCCCCCCTGATCCCCCCACCACTTAAGTAGGAAAGCCTGTCAGAAAAGAAAAGAAACCACAACACCCCGCGAGGCTGGATGCTGTACGCTTCTTCTCATCTCAATCGGGTAAGGAGTTTTGGTTCTCCAGAGCCGATCTATCGGGTCATGTGGTACGCATTCACACCCACCCTCAGTCCTTGAGGGCTGTCCCTAGATAGAGAAAAACCCTCCGAGTGTTCGCGCACAGGGAGGGTCTTTCAGCAGGATGAACCTGCGGGTAAAATCTTCGTCAGAATGCGCGAACATTCAGAACGAGGTGAATGTATGAAGATCCACCAATGTCGTCAACAACCTTTTTCCCCCTGTTACCAGAATTATCACGGGGGCAGAATACAGAGTTTATTCCAGTTGATATAAATTTCTTATTTTGGAACAATGTTTTGAGAACAAGACAGCAAACTACGAAATATGTATTAAAAGAATTATATGCAAAAAATAGAAAACTGGCCTTTAGATAAATTTATTCAATATGCAAGAAACCCACGAAAAAACGATCACGCCGTTGACAAGATAGCTGCAGCAATAAAAGAATTTGGATTTAGGGTTCCAATCATAGCGAAAAGCGATGGGTTAATTGTTGATGGTCATTTGAGATTCAAAGCGGCTAAGAAGCTGGGATTAAAAACAGTCCCAGTAATGTTGGCTGATGACATGACTGATCATCAGATAAAGGC